TCATATGTAATGGAGCATATGGAGGAGGGAGATATAGTTGTAGATATAGATGAACTATATAAGGCTATATCATTTATGCCTAAGTATAATAAGCCTGACAACCTTAAGTATAATGTATTTGCATTAAGGAATGCTTTAATAGATAACATAAAGACAAGGTATGGTGGCTTTAGAACTGCATGGATTATTGGAGGTTATCCAAGAAAAGCAGAGAGGGAAAGACTTATTGATACTACTAATTCTATTGGTATACTAATGCATGCTACTAAAGAAGAATGCATTAATAGATTAGAGAGTTGTAATGATTATAGAACAGAACATAAAGAAGAATGGAAAGAATATATTGAGAAATGGTTTGAAGATTACAGAGAATAATATCCCCCCATACTAAATATTTTTGGTGCCAGAGGGACCGTTGGAGGGGGAAGGTAATTTAAACACAAACTAAAATTTTGACTTTTTTATGAAAAATTTTGAAAGGTGGTGAAAAGTTTGGAGATTCAGAAAGAATACGAAAGAATTAAAGATTTATTTTTAGGAGTAGATGAAAATCAATTAAAACTTGTTGATGGAGCAATTCTTGAATGTGCAAGATTAAAAAAAGAACTTGATGATTTACATAAAATCATTAATGAAACAGGATTAGTAAAAGTAAATCCTAAAAATACAAGTATGCAGAAAGAACTTCCAGTATCGAAGCTTATAGTAAAGGCAAGAGCCAATTATTTAAATTACATTTCAAAATTATCTAATGTTTTAGGAAAAGACATTGGAGAAGATGATGATGAGTTGAATGAATATGAATAGTTATATACTTGAATACTATAATAAGATAAGAAAAGGAGAAATTATTATCGGAGAAGAGCTGCTATTGCAACTTGAAAAGTTAGTAAAAGAAATTTCAGATCCTGTATATCAAAAGAAAATGGAAATAAAAATAGAATTTGAAGATTCAAATAAAAGAATTAAATTTATAGAAAATGAATGTAAGCATTTTGAAGCTCCATTTGCAGGAAAACCATTTATATTAGCATTATTTCAAAAAGCATTTATTGAGGCTATATTTGCAATTAAAATTTATGATGAAGAGTTAGGAAGGTATGTCCGTAAATATCAGGATATACTTTTTTTAGTTGGCAGAAAAAATGGGAAAACACCGCTTATTGGTTCTATTTGTTTAAGTGAATGGTTTTGTGGGCCTCTTGGATTAAAAATGTTATGTGCATCAAATGATTATGAACAAGCTGGTTTAATGTTTGATGCAATTAATGCAATGAGGGAAGAAAGCAAAACACTTGAGAAAGTTACAAGAAAGAATATTAAAGGTATTTATTTTGGTAATCCTAAGCAAAAAAAGAAAAAAGGCAAATATAGTTATCAGAATAAAGGCAACATAAGAAAGCTAAGTGCTAAGTCAGGAGCAAAGGAAGGAAGAAATATTGGTGTTGGAGCACTAGATGAAGTCTTTGAAATGCAAGATGATTCTTTAGTAATGCCAATAAGACAAGCATTATCAACTCAAGATGAACCTTTGTATTTTGAATTAACAACAGAAGGTTTTACGAATGATGGGTATTTAGATCATAGACTAACTGAAGCTAGAGAAGTATTAAATGGTGAAGCAGAAAATGAAAGATGGCTTATATGGCTTTATACTCAAGATAGCGAAAAAGAAGTATGGGATGATGAAACAACGTGGTATAAAAGTAATCCAGGATTAGGAGTAATTAAAAAATGGTCTTTTCTAAGAAGGATGATAACTGAAGCTAAGAGAAGCACCAGTAAGAAGGCATTTGTTTTAGCAAAAGACTTTAATATTAAACAAAATAATGCTCAAGCATGGCTTACTAAAGAAATTATTGAAAATGAATTAATTTTTGATATGGAAGACTTAAGAGGTAGTATTGCTATAGGTGCAGCAGATTTATCTGAAACTGGTGATTTAACTAACGGAAGAGTATTAATAGTTAATCCTCATACTAAAATGAAATATACAATGAGTATGTATTTTATTCCTAAATCAAAACTTGATGAGCTTGAAAAGAATGATAAGGAAAAGTTTTTAAAGTGGGAAAAGGAAGGATATTTATATATTTGTGACGATAATGAAGTAAATCAATCAGACGTAGTTGCTTGGTTTGTTAGTCTTTTTAAAAAATATAAAATTAGATGTCTTTATACTGGTTATGATAAATGGCAAGCTAAGGCATTTTGTAACGAAATGAAAGATTATGGTTTTGATTTAGAGAGAATCGGACAAGGGTATGATTTATCAAATGCTATGAATAGTCTTGAAAAAGATTTAGAAAAAAATATGCTTAATTATAATCAAAATCCTATAGATAAATTTTGTTTAGAGAATGTTATGACAAAATGGAATTCAGAAGGAACAAAAAGGATGCCTATAAAAGTAAAGGGTTCTCCTGAAAAGAAAATTGATGGAGCAGTAACAATGCTTATTTGTTATGAAACTTTAGATAGATACAGGAATGAATATATGGAAATCGTGAATAGGAGGTGATTATTAAAGTATGGGAATATTTAATATACTAGGAAAGGTCAAAGAAAAGGTTAAGAATCATACTTATGCAAAAATGATGAATGGGTATACACCAGTATTTACTCAATTTGGTAATAATGTATATGCAAGTGACATTGTTCAAGGTGCTATTAGATGTATTCAAGATGATATAAGTAAGTTGAATCCGAAACATATAAGGATAGATCCTAATACTGGACTTCAAAGTGTAATAAATGACAATATTAATAAACTTTTAAAATATGGACCTAATCCATTAATGACAACTACTGATTTTTTAGAAAAAATAGTTTATTTAAGGGAAATTAATAAGAATGTTTTTATCTATCCATCTTATAACATAATTAAATTAGGAAAAAGTAAATATAAAAGGGAATATACAGGATTGTGGCCACTAAATCCAATTGAAGCAGAATTTCAAGAAGATGCAAAAGGAGAGTTATACATTAAATTTACATTTACTCAAGGTGATGAGGTTACATTGCCATATAAAGATATTATTCATTGGAGAAAGGATTTTGGTTCTAATGATTTTGCAGGTGGTGATATTAATGGACAAGCTAATAATGATGCATTATTAAAGTTACTTGAAACGAATGATTATATTATGCAAGGAATGAAGAAGGGAATTAAAGCATCGCTATCAGTAAAAGGTATAATGAAAATTAATACTATGCTCGATGATGAAGAACAGGAAAAGAAAAGAATTGCATTTGAAGAGAAAATGAAAAATTCTGAAAGTGGAATTTTACCAATGGATATTAAGGGAGATTACATTCCAATAAATTTAGATCCTAAAATGATAGATAAAGACACTATGGAATTTATAGATAAAAGAATATTAGCAAATTATGGTGTATCTATAAAGATATTTAATGGTGATTTTACAGAAGAAGATTACCAAGCATATTTTGAAAAGAAGTTAGAGCCAATGATTATTGGACTTGGGAGAGCATTTACTAAAGTTTTATTCACTGATAGAGAACTTGATGTTGGTAATGAAATAATATTCTATCAACAAGGTTTAATGTATATGAATACTGCTAACAAAATTAATGCCGTTGATATATTAACCAGGCTTGGAACAATTACAGATAATGAAGTTTTAGCTGCATTTGGATATCCACCATTTGAAGGTGGGGATGTAAGGCATATGTCTTTAAATTATATTAATAGGGATATAGCTGATCAGTACCAATTAGCAAATTCAACAAAAAAAGCGAAAGGAAGTGAGCCAGTTGAGTAAGGCGAAAAATTTAAGTGAAAAAAGATTTATTGAAATAAGGGCAATAGATAATGATGATGGTAAAATGATTATTGAAGGTTATGCAATTACTTATGATCAACCAGCTACGCATGAATATGGGAATTATAAATTTACAGAAGTTATTAAAAGAGGTGCATTAGATACAACAGATATGAAAGATGTGCCACTTAGATATAATCATAATGACACTTGGTGCATAATGGCAAGGACTAGAAATAATAGTTTACAACTAATAAAAGATGATGTAGGACTTAAAATAAGAGCAGAACTAATTGATACACAAAGTAACAGAGACATCTATAAATCAATTCAGGAAGGGTTGATTGATAAGATGTCTTTTGCATTTACTGTAGCTGATAAAGGAGATACATGGTCTTATGGAGAGTCAGAGACATTAAGAGAAGTGACAAATATAAATAAATTATATGATGTAAGCGTGGTGGATACCCCGTTTTATGATACAACTTCTGTTTATGCTAGAAGTTTTGAATTGTTGGAGAATAATTTAAAACAGCTGGATAGCTTAGACTTGCATAAAAGAAAGTTAGAATTACAATATCAAAAAAGAGGAGAGATGTAAAATATGAATTTATTAGAATTATTAAAAAAAGCTCAGGAAAAGAGAAAAGCATTATATGAAAGTATCAAGGTTGCAGCAACAAATGATGAACTTGATAAAATTGAACTTGATATTAGAAAAGTAGACTTAGAAATTAAAACTTTAGAAGAAAAAATTCAAGCAAATAATAATGATGAAGATCCAGCAACAAGAAGTTTTGGCTCAGATCCAGAACAAATAGGAGGAGAATTTAATCCTTTAGGAACATACAAAAGAAGTGAAAATCAAGGAAGTATAAATGAAAATAGTGAAGAAGATGTGTATTCTTCTTTAGAATACAGAAAAGCATTTAGAAATTACGTAGTAAACGGTACACCTATTCCTGAACAATATAGAGGCACTGAACAAAGAGCAGATGCATTAACAGTTGTAACAGATGTAGCTGCAGTAATTCCAACTACAATTATGAATAAAGTTATTGAAGATTTAACTGTAGATGGTAAAATTTTAGCCAAAATAACTCAAACTCAATTCCAAGGTGGAGTTGATATCCCGATAAGTGAAATTATTCCTGAAGCTAAATGGTTATCAAGTGAAACAGTAGATTCAGATGAACAAAAAGCTAAAATGTCAGCAAAAGTTAGCTTTGGATATCATGTATTAGAAGCTAAAGTTGCAATTGGTTTATTAACAGCAACTGTTACATTATCAATATTTGAAGCAACTGTTGTTAAGCAATTAAAGAAAGCAATGATTAAGGCAATTGAAACAGCAATAATTAATGGTTCAGGAAGCGGACAACCTTTAGGAATAACACAATATACTCTACCAACTGAACAAGTTGTTGAATTAACTACTGCACAAATTGGTACAGTAAAAGGATGGGCTCAAGTAGAAGCTGCAATTGGTGAAGCTTATGATGAGGATCCATTAGTATATATTATGAATAAAAAGACATGGGAAATGTATGTTAATGGTATGACATCAACAACAGGACAAAAAATAGGACTTGGAAGACTTGATGAAAAGGGAAGAAAAATACTTAATGGTAGAGAAGTACTAATTTCTGATAAAATTGCTAGCTATGATACAGCTGAAGAAGGAGATATTGTTGCTCTAATTGTTAATTTAGAGGAATACTTATTAAATTCTAACTTATCTATGTACTACAAAAAGTATTTTGATGAAGATACAAATAAGTGGAAGCATAAAGCATTAATGATTGCAGATGGTAAGATGGCAATTGGTACTGATTCAACTGGTAAATTAGTAGGTGCAGGTGGTTTAGTTTACGTTAAAAAGAAAGCAACAGCATAGGTATAAATTATGGATACTTTATTATCTGATGTTAAAACAGCACTTGGTATAACAGTTGATGATGAGATGATTAATAAAAGTATAGAATTAAAAATTAATGCAGTTAAAACATATTTAAAAAATGGAGGTGCAGATATTGTAGAAGATAGAGAGTTAACTAATGACATAATAGGGTGTATCACAATAGGAGTTAATGATCTATTAAATAATAAGGCTGGGGAGACAAAGTTTTCTCCAGCCTTCAATATACTTGCAATGCAAATTTGTAGAAGGTGATACTATGCAATTTATTAATCCGTTATATTTAATTTCAATATCAAGTAAAACTGATGACGATGTTGGAGATATAATTAAATCTGAAATTAAGAGAAAAGTATACTGTGATATTAATTCTATAAGGCAAAGTGAATTTTACCAGGCACAAGCAATAGGTGCAAAACCTGAAATATCTGTTATTATTAGAGCATTTGAATATGCTGACGAAGTATTTGCTGAATTAAATAATATTAGATACAAGATACTAAGGACTTATGATAAAGGAGATGGCTTAATTGAATTAATATTAACAAGGGGTGTTGACAATGGGAATACCTAAAAGCGTTATAAAAATTAAAAAAGGAAATGTTGAATACATTTCAAATGTAGATAGAATTCAATATACACTTAAAGAATTAACTAGAGCTGCATTAAGAGATACTGGTAAATTAATTTGTAATAAATTTAGAAAAAAATATTATGGATTATTTAAAAGAAAAAAAGGTAAGGTAGGTAAATATACTCAATATTGGGTTAGAGGGAAACAAAAAAATCCTGATTTACAAGTCGGAATAAAACCTTTTGCATTCTATGGAGGGTTCCAAGAGCTAGGCTCAAGTAAACAAAATAAACTTGGATTATTACAAAAGACAGTAAGTGAAAACATTGAACAAATAAGAATAATTCAAGGGAAATATTTAAGTGCAATAGAGGATGAAAATAGGGCTTTAGGATTAATAAATGAAGAAGAGTATGAAGGTGGTTCTAATGGCAACTAAAACTATCGAATTAAGAAAAGACATAGTCAAATTGCTTAAAACAACAAATAATAACATTTATTGCAGAAGAGCAGATACAAAAGCAATGTATCCTCATGTAGTTTATACAATTGAAGATATTTATGAGGCAAAGGTATTAAATATAGACATTTGGGATAAGGCTGATAGTACAACAAGGATTGAAGAACTAGCAGATAACATTGAAAACTTAAAGGATGAAATTGTAAATAATGAAAATCATTCATTTGTTCTTTATTACAATGAGGATAGAAAATGGGTTGATGATGATGATAAGGATATACAAAGGATGAATATGTCATTTGAAATAAGGTATTATGGAAAGGAGCGATAAATCGTGGGAAAAGCAAAAAGCGGATTTACAACACAAACTAAAGAGCATTTATTAACAGGAGCAGGTGCATTTTTCAAGAACTTTATTGTTGGTGTTGATACATATGAAAGTGCAAAATCAGCAGGTAAACTAATTGGAGCTACACAAGGCGGTGGAGAATTTAAGGCTACTGCAGAAATTCGTCAAATAGAGGTCGATGGAGTAGCAGGTAAAGCAAAAGGATTAGAAGTTATTGATAGCTGGGAAGTTTCATTGGCAATGAATCTCTTAGAAACAACTCAAGAAAGTTTAAGAATGAGTTTAGGCGTTGCTGAAATAGATAGCACATCAAATGGAACTTATCACATAATAAAAGGTAATAATGAAATTACTGATAGTCATTATTTGGATAACATAACTTATATAGGGTCCATAACTGGAAGCAAAGAGCCTGTTATTATTCAGGTATTTAATGCATTATCTACTGATGGGTTAGATTTAAAGACAGAAGACAAAAAGGAAGCAGTGTTAGCAGTAACAGTATATGGCCACTATACTGAAGATGATTTAGATAGCCCACCATTTGCAATATATTATCCTAAGAAAGCTAATATATTAACACCAATAGTTAGTGTAAAAGGTGGCAAATATGCTACAGAGCAATCTGTCGAATTGACATGTGGAACTACTGGAGCAGAAATATATTACACAACTAATGGTTTTGAACCAACTATAAGCGATACAAGATACAATACAACAATTACAATAAGTAATAATA